GAAAGCATGGATGTAATCACAGAAGCATTGGGTGTTGAGCCTATTCTTATTAATAGTGGATTAGTATCAGCACAGAATAGACCAAGATACTATTGGACAAACATTCCAATGGATGGTTTACCTGATGACAAAGGTGTTGTGATGCAAGACATTCTTGAAACACAACCTGTTGACGCTCATTATGAGGCTGGTAAACATCTTATCGAAGGATATAAAGGTGGCAATCAGTTAAACCCTACATACAAAAGTCAGGCTAATACCATCCATCCATTGGACGGCAAGGCTGGTACACTATGTGCTGGTACACATGGTTATAGTAATGGCTATGTACCTACACGAAATGGTTTGATATTAGCAGGTCATGCCTCAGATATAAGAGGATATGATGTAGTCAAAAGAGTTTACCATCCAGAAGGTAAAGCACCTACTCTCACCACCATGCAGGGTGGACATCGTGAACCAAAAGTATCGCTATCAGACACCACATGGCGCAAACTTACACCGCTAGAGTGTGAGCGATTACAGACTGTGCCTGATGGATACACCGAAGGCGTGTCAAATACACAACGATACAAGATGCTGGGCAACGGCTGGACTGTGGATGTCATCAGCCACATCATGAAAGGAATGGAAGTATGAAGAGCATAACAGAAAAGATTCTTGCGGATAACGAAGAAAATCTATCAAGATACATTCAGAAATACATGAACCGTTATCCTGTATGGGGCTATGATACATATGTTCAGAGCATGAAAAAGGAAGACAATAAGTTTGTCGCCGTCATGTCTCGTTGGGATTCTTGTGATTAGGAGATTGTATAATGACTAACATTATCTATGTTGACTACATTAACAATGAAAACAAGGTAGATACACAAGCCTTTGAATATACAAATAAACCTTTCTATCACTATGTAGATGATGGAGATTATGACGGCTTGCATCTTGACGAAACCATTGCAATCGTGTATGATAAAGAGAAAACAATTCAACCGATTTGGTTTCGTAAACAAGCAGGTAGATGGATACCTACACCTGACCAATACTATGGAGATGAACAATGACACTTGAACTTAACACAAAAGAATATGACGCACCAAGAGAACATCTTATTGAAGCATTAGGCTTTTTGCCTCATTGGGTTGTTGAATACAACCTATTAGGTGGTGAAGACCTAGTGGAACATATGGAATCTAGTTATGGTTTTGGTAGTCTCTATAATTTTGGTGGTGAGGTACTGCCTGATGGAAACTACCGCAGCAATCATGAAGATGACGAAGACTTGTCTTGGGTTGGGAAAATGAAAACAAAAGATGGTGATGTGTATTTCTATCCATACGCAATCACCGCATTACCTACACCGAATGGATACTTTATTACACGCATGGACTAAGGAGAATAGTTATGAATAGAATCCGCCCTGTAAATCCTATCGCAAGAGCAGTCGCCTTGGCTAGACGCAGGGCATCAATCGTGCCACCAAAGAAAGGAAAGAAATCTTACAACAGAAAGAAACTTGCAGACCCCTATAAAGACTATAAAGATATACAGGATGATAACAAGTAATAATAATTTGTTATTATCTTGTATCAATCTTTAATAAAGATATTATACACCTCTAAAAAAAACTTGTCAAGGAGAAAGTTTTATTGACATATTGGATATGTTATATTATTATGTCACTGATGCTTGCATTTGCAATCATCGGCACTTTGTCAATAGTGTTTGTCAATTATTAGAAAGGTAAATGAAATGACATACATCAGTTATAAAACACATGAAGAAATGACCGATTCAGATTATGAGTACATCATGACTGTTGCGGATGAAATTCCAGAGAACTTAGACATCAACGAGATAAATGATTTCCTAAATGAAATCATGGATTATCCATCACAGTTTGCTGATGATTACTGCATGAGTGACTTCGATGAATACGATATGAATGACATTATGAAAGGACTACAATAATGAACGTCAACCTCTGGGAAAAAGACCGCAAGCGTTTGTTTCGTGAACTGCTTCACCAGTATCTTGATGAAGGCTATGACCAGAAAGAAGCAAAGCGTTTAGCCAAAGAAGAAGCAGAAGAAATCATGGCTGATAATGAAGATTACATTGACAACATTAACAAGGCGATGTGGGATGAGTGATAAAATTATTACAGAAAAAGAAATACTTATGCACAACATACATGAGTTGCAGCAACAATTACAAAACGCATACATTCGCATCGGTGAACTGCATGAACAGTTGGAAAGATGTTTAGCATCAAAGGATAAGAGAGATGAATAGATTCATAATTGACCATCACCCTGGCGCAATAGCAAAACAATTGTGTGATAAACATATTGTTAAGATGCCACTGGAAGAAGCGCAGATGTTATGCACAACCATCAGGCAGTACGCACCTGACTATGCGGATGAGCATGAACTCTACAAGACTGCACATCCAAAACATCCCTGCACTATTTGGGCAGGAAAAACTCGTGCTAACTTTATGTTTGCATATGAACTGTATGAGGCGATGTTGAATGAATACAAACACAGGTTCATGCGTGACCATGGAGCAGGTAATCCTAGTACAACAAATCCTCTGGCATCTTCAGAGCATATACGATATGCTTCTAGGTTCATACCAGAAGGTTCATTGACACCACATCCTGAGTGTTTTGGAGAGCATACACATCTTGTAACGAAACAACCTTGGCCTGTTGATTCATACCGCCAATATTATATCGTTGACAAGATGGACATTGCTCTATATAATAATGGACGTGATATGCCAGTGTGGTTACTTAATGCAAAGAATAAAATTGAAAGGACATTCTAATGAGTATGACAGTTGAAGAGCGTACAAAGATTCTTGAACTTTATAATGCAGTAAGAGACATGATGATATATGCACAAGAGACATGGACATTTGAAGGTTCTCATATGCAAACTATTGAGAAAGCAATGTGGCCTGTAAGAGAGGCAGCAGGAATTATTTCACAAGAATATTATCATCAGCCGTTTGTTCTTGAAGAAGACAAACCTAAAAAAGGTAGAAAGAAATGAGGCAGTCAGTAAAAGACCATATCATTACATTACAGATTGAGATTGCTGTCTTGAAATCAAGAGTACAACCAATAGATACAGGACATCTTTACACTGCTATCTCTGTTCTTGAAGACAGAGTAAAAGAACTGCAAGATAAATTCTTTGGAGAAGAAGTAGAAAACTTACAAGCATAAAGGAACCACATTATGGACGATAAAATTATTAATCTTTTTTCTGTTGTCAATGACAAGAAAGAAGACCAGGATAAAGCAATAAAAGAATCGGTATCAGAAGCATTTGAGAAAGCAATTGAGCAAGACCTAACAGATGTTATGATTATGGGGTTCAGAGAAAACGGAGAGATGGTGTTAAGTTTTGCTTGTGATTCTGCACCTGAAATGATTTTTATGTTAGAACTTGTGAAGAGGGAAATCTTAGATGGTGCAAGAAAGACAGACTAAGACTGTGTATTATGAAACAGCAACAGACATTCGCATCATAGAAGATGTTACTAATGCCGATGATTTCATACAAGAAAGAGGTATCCTTGCAAGAGCAATGGGATATGAAACCATTACTAATAAAAATAAAAGCCTAGACATTTACGATGAAGGTGTTCTTATTGGAACATACTTCCACGATAAGCACATGAATTGAAGGAGTTACGAATGGAACTTAAAGAATACGGTGAACTAGCAATGAAGACTGCAATCTTTCCAAAGCGTGATGGATATTCTTATACTGCTCTTGGTTTGGCAGGTGAGGCAGGTGAGATTGCAAACAAGGTTAAGAAGTTTATTCGTGATGGATACGATGAAGAAGAACTTCAAATCAAACTTAATGATATTGCAGATGAACTAGGAGATGTGCTATGGTATGTTGCTGCAGTTGCTCATGTAATTGGAACTGACCTAGAAAGTGTAGCAAAAAATAATCTATACAAACTTGCTGAACGACAACGCAAGGGAACATTACAAGGCTCTGGAGATAAGCGTTAATGATGACTGATAGAAAGCCATCCTCTATTGAGGTACGAAGAGAAGCCTGTGACTGTGGCTCTTCAGATGGAAGAGTTGTATTTGCAGATGGACACAAGCATTGCTTTGTATGTAACAAACATTGGAAGGCTAATGCAGAAGAAGCAACAACACAAGCGAGACAGACTGTGATACCTGTACAAAAAACATATAGTCCTATGACTGAACGTGGAGAGTTTAATGCTCTACATGATAGACGCATCAAAAAAGAAACCTGTGAGTTCTTTGGTGTTAAGTCTATCACTAATTCAGATGGTACTATTCATTCACATATCTATCCTTACTATGACAATGATAAATCTCTTGTCGCAAACAAGATACGAACAGTCGAAAACAAATCATTTCGGTGTGAAGGTAGTCTTGCAGATGCCTCAATGTTTGGTCAGCATAAGTTTAGCGGTGGTGGAAAGTATCTTACAATCTGTGAAGGTGAGATTGATGCGATGTCTGCCTATGAATTGTTGGGTTCTAAGTGGCCTGTAGTCTCTGTAAGAGCAGGTGCGCAGGGTGCAATCAAAGACATCAAAGCAAACTATGAATACATTGATTCGTTTGAGACTATCATTATTTGTTTTGATAATGACGAACCTGGTATGGATGCTGCAAACAAAGTTGCACAAGTCTTTGAACCTTTGAAGTGTAAGATTATGAATCTTAACTTGAAGGATGCAAACGAATATCTACAACAGAACAAGCGTGAAGAATTTACTCGTGCCTTCTGGAGTGCTACACCTTACACACCTGCAGGTATCATTCGACTTTGTGATTATGTAGATGAACTCTATGAAGAAGACGAACAAGATACAGTACCGTATCCATTTGCAGGATTGAATGAGAAACTATATGGTATGCGAACTGGTGAACTTGTTACCATTACTGCAGGTACTGGCGCAGGTAAGACATCTCTGATGTATGAACTTGAGTATCATATGCTGAAGAATACTACATCAAACATCGGCATCATACATCTTGAAGAGAACAAGAAACAGACTATGTTTCATTTGATGTCTATTCCTGCAAACAAACGCCTCTTCATTAAAGAAGAAAGAAAAGGAATAAGCAGAGAAGAGTTTCGCAAGTATGAAGAAGATACTGTTCGTGACCCAAGATTGATTGCCTTCAATCACTTCGGTTCCATCACTACTGAAGAGATACTATCTCGTGTTCGATACATGGTAAAGGCAATGGACTGTAAGTTTATTATCATTGACCATCTATCTATTCTTGTATCAGGTCTTGACGATGGTGATGAACGCCGTAACATTGATATGCTTATGACTAAGTTGCGTAGTCTGGTAGAAGAAACTCAATGCGGTATGCTTCTTGTGTCACACCTACGCCGTGGTACAGGTGACAACGGACATGAGCAAGGTAAAGAAATCTCTCTGTCTATGCTTCGTGGCTCTCATAGTATTGCGCAGTTGTCTGATGGTGTTATTGCTCTTGAGCGTGACCAGCAAGCCAAAGACCCTGTACAGGCCAATACAACGACTGTGAGGGTGCTGAAGAACCGCTATGCAGGTGAGACAGGTATTGCTACCTATCTGCTCTATGACAAAGACACAGGGCGTATGGCAGAGATTGATGACCCATTCAAAGAGGAAGATAATTCTGACATAGAAGATTATCTTTAGGGTTGACATAACAAACTGAACAGAGTATAATTACCACCATGAAAAAAGTTGCGTTAGATATTGAAACAGATGACATCAACGCCACGGTGATACATTGTATCTGTGGTAAGGATGTTGATACTGGTGAAACTTATGAATGGTATGGTTCTTCCATATCTGAGTTTCCTGCTTGGTCAAATCAAGTTGACTTGTTTATTATGCACAATGGTGTATCGTTTGATGCACCTGTGCTGAACAGGTTGACAGGTAGTAATATTAAACTTAATCAGATTCGTGACACTCTTATTCTATCACAGATTGCTGACCCTATGCTTGAAGGTGGTCACAGTCTAAAGGCTTGGGGTGAACGTCTTTGCAATTATAAATTGGACTTTCATGATTTTGAAAGGTTCACTGAAGAAATGTTAAAGTATTGCCATCAGGATGTGGATGTAACTGTGCAGTTGTACAAACATCTTCTTCCTACCTTGCAAAACTTTACAGCAAAGTCTATCGAACTTGAACATCAGGTTCGTGCAATCATAGACAAACAAGAAAGAAATGGTTTCAGTCTTGATATACCAAAGGCTTCTATTCTTGTTGCTCGTTTATCTGAAGAAGCAGCATCCATCGAAGAAGAGATGCAATCAATCTTTCCACCAATCGTGGAAGAGAGATACTCAGAGAAGACAGGCAAGCGTCTTAAAGATAAGATTGAAGTCTTTAATCCAGGCTCTCGACAGCAGATTGCCAAACGTCTGCAGGAGAAAGGCTGGACACCTGAGAAGTTTACACCCACTGGTCACCCCATCGTAGATGAAGGTACACTCAAGGGTGTTGATATGCCAGAAGCACAGAAGATTGCAAGATACTTGCTTCTACAAAAGCGTGTCTCTCAGGTACAATCATGGCTGGATGTAGTCCAAGATGATGGCAAGGTTCATGGGCGTGTGATGACCTTGAAAGCCATTACAGGACGCATGGCGCATCACGGACCTAACATGGCACAGATACCTGCCGTCTACTCTCCCTACGGCAAAGAGTGCAGAGAGGTGTGGGTTCCTTCGTCACCCTCGTACAAACTGCTAGGCTGTGATGCGTCTTCTCTTGAACTTAGATGTCTTGCTCATTACATGAATGATACAGACTTTACTAATGAGGTTGTGGATGGTGACATCCATACAGCAAACCAAAACAATGCAGGTCTTGAAACTCGTGACCAAGCAAAGACATTTATTTATGCTTTGATTTATGGTGCTGGTCCTGCTAAGATTGGTACTATCGTAGGTGGTGGAGCATCTGCAGGTAAGAAGGTAATGGAAAGGTTTATGTCAAATATGCCAGCCCTTAAACGCCTTCGCACATCTGTTGACAGAGCCGCACAGACAGGAACAATTCGTGGTCTTGATGGTAGACGATTAAAGGTAAGACAACAACACGCAGCAATGAACTTATTGTTGCAAGGTGCAGGTGCTATCATCTGTAAGACCTGGCTAAAGAATATTATTAAATCTGCTAATAAGTTTGATTACAAACTTGTTGCAAGTATTCATGACGAATATCAGTTTGAGATTCTTGCAGAACAGGCAGAAGACTTTGGTAAGATGACAAAGGATGCAATGAAAATGACAGAAGCAGAATTAAAAGTGAACTGTCCATTGGATAGTGAATATAAAATCGGAAACAATTGGGCGGAGACACACTAATGGAAAACCTAGAACCACAAAAGGAAGACCGTAAGAAGTTTGACCTTGACCTAGAATATGGAAAGGTTTATGTCAAATATGCCAGCCCTTAAACGCCTTCGCACATCTGTTGACAGAGCCGCACAGACAGGAACAATTCG